GGAGACTTTGCAACATTTAGAGGACAACAAGGTGAATTAGCAGCGGCCGCCAAAGCCGCAAGAACTAATATAGGTGAAGATGCCGACAAAGGCGCACAGCTTTCTCAATTAATTAATGCTGGTGAAGCTGCTACGAAAGCTGTATCAGCAGGATTATCACTGGGTATTCAAGCGGTCGCAGACAAAGCTGGAGAGCAATTAGTACAAAACAGATTAGCTGCTGATTACTTAAAAATCTTAACAATACAAAAAATTGGTCCGGATGAACTGGCTGCAAAATTAAAAGAGGCTGGGTACACTGGAGTAGATACAACTAAGACTGATAACAGACCAAACATACCTGATGCCCCTTGGATGACTGCTCCCACTAGATCTAATCCTATGCCAGTTACAGTTATAGATCCAACTGCACCTGCACAGTCAAAAGGATCTAAAGATACGTTTGGTAGTTGGTTTGGAAAAGATTGGGGCGCCGGCGGATTGTCCATGCTTCACGGTAAAGAAGCAGTTGTACCAGAAGGCAAAATGGTTGAATTTATCAATGACATGGTAGCACAAACACCTGGTATGCTATCAGGTTTACAAGGCAGTTTGCGTAACACGATGACTGAAAATAATCCAAATACAGCAGTACAAAGAGCTTTAGAACAATTTACTTCTTCTATGAATATACCAGCTACAGTAAGTGCTGCATCTAGTCCAAACCCAGTTAATGGAACTATCATGGAAAGCAAGACCACTTCCGACCTTCACGAAGCTTTAGAAAAGTTAAATACTAAGATGGAAAAACTTATAACCGCGGTCGAAGACGGCAGCAGCGCAAACGTGAAGGCTGTTAAAAGCAGAGGCAACTTAATTGCCTAAGGATAACAAATGAGTTGGAAAAAATATTTTACACCGGTTCCTATTAACAATGGAACAAGCCTTAGTCCAATTAACGGAATTTCCCAATCTAAAGCCGGCCCCGCAAAAACAAATTATTCTAGTTTTCTTCCTGATGTTTATACAGGAAGTCCTAATCGTGTTGACCGTTATCAGCAGTATGAAGTCATGGACAGTGATCCAGAAGTTAATGCGGCTCTAGACATTTTAGCAGAATTCTGCACACAAAAATTAAAAGACGGTAAAACTCCATTTACAGCACAATGGCGTCATAAAGCCACTAACAGCGAAGTTAGAATACTTGCAGAGTATCTACAGCAATGGTGTAAGTTAAACAAATTTGACACACGTATTTTCCGTATTATGCGTAATACTTTCAAATATGGTGACGCATTTTTCATTAGAGATCCAGAAACACAAAAGTGGCATTACATTGATCCAAGCAAGATTACAAAAATAATTGTTAATGAAAGTGAAGGCAAAGAGCCTGAGCAGTATGTTGTTAAAGATCTTGCTCCTAACTTCATGGACTTGGTAGTAACGCAAATTACTCCTAATATTAATCCAAGACAAGGTAGTGGCGGACTATCCGGAGGCACTGGATATTTAGGTTCAGGGCAAGCTAGTAAAGGTGCGCAAAGCCCTTATGCAGGCATGGGCGGCAGTCGTTTTGGTACTACTGAAACTGAATACACTATTGGTGCAGAACACATTATTCATCTAAGTTTATCAGAAGGATTAGACAATAATTTTCCATTTGGTAACAGCTTACTTGAAAACATTTTTAAAGTCTACAAGCAGAAAGAATTGCTTGAAGACGCTATCTTAATCTATCGTATACAACGTGCTCCAGAGCGCAGAGTATTTCACATTGACGTTGGCAATATGCCAAGTCACATGGCCATGGCATTCGTAGAGCGTGTCAAAAATGAAATCCATCAAAGACGTATTCCAAGCCAAACAGGCGGCGGGCAGAATGTTATTGATAGTGCTTATAATCCACTGTCTATTAATGAAGATTACTTCTTTCCGCAGACAGCAGAAGGACGAGGAAGCAAAGTTGAAACACTTCCGGGCGGTACAAATCTTGGTGAAATTGATGATTTAAAGTATTTTACTAACAAACTATTTCGTGGTTTACGAATTCCATCAAGCTATTTGCCAACGGGTGCAGATGATAGCCAAGCATCATATAATGACGGCCGCGTTGGTACAGCATACATTCAAGAACTACGTTTTAACAAGTACTGCGAGCGTTTACAATCGCTTGTAACTGCGGTATTTGATGAAGAATTTAAACTTTACATGCATGGTAAAGGCGTTAACATTGACGCAAATCTATTTGAATTAAAGTTTAATCCTCCTTTAAACTTTGCAAGTACACGTCAAAGTGCATTGGATAGCGAACGTATCAATACATTTAACACCATACAAGCAGTTCCATTTATGAGTAAACGTTTTGCGATGAAACGATTCTTAGGAATGAACGAAGAAGAGATTGCAGAAAACGAACGTCTATGGGGCGAAGAGCAAGGTAAAGGACAACCTACCTTTACTGATGCTGCTGGCGAATTGCGTTCAGCAGGATTAAGTGCCGCAGGCATTGAAGGTGATTTAGGTGCAGCTGCCGACTTGTCTGGTCCAGACGACATGGAAGGCGACTTAGGCGGAGAAGAGCCAATGGGAGCTGCAATGCCTGTAGCCGGTGCACCAGCAGCCGGGCCAAGTGCATAAATATTAATATGATTTTACGCGAACTGTTTTATATTGATCCTGACACACGACGTCAAGCTAACGACCTACGTTATGATGCTGACCGTGATACTGCCACCTTGCATAGAGACGACACACGTAAAACACGTTTAACATTGCGCCAGATAAACGAACTACGTAAATCGAGCGAAGCACATATTTTAGAGCAAGAACGCGAACTAGATTTTATCAACACTATGTATATGAATCCAGCGCAACCTGCTGCATAAATACTTTTTGAAACTAAAAATTGTCAAAACTGACTGTTTTTAGTGTATTTCCACACCGTTTTTAATATAAAGTGTAAATATAATACAGCCTTGTCATCAACACAGGAGAATACAACATGACTGACCGCAATCAATTTGAAGCCATGCTAGAGGCCTTGATTAATGAAGATCAAGAAACAGCAAAAGAAATTTTTCACAATATCGTAGTAGCAAAATCTCGTGAAATTTACGAAGAATTGCTATCAGAAGACTTTGATTTAGAAGAAGCTTCTAAAGACGAAGACGACAACGACAACAAAGAAGACAAAGACGACCGTTCAGACGAAGCCTTTGGCGCCGACGACAGCGAAGATGAACCAGCTGATGATGGTGAAGAAGAACCAGCAGACGACAGCGAAGAAGATGACGTAGGTGGCGATGCTACAGACGACATGATCGGCGACGTTACAGACGGTGAAGAAGAAGAAGGCAGTGACCTTTCAGACGAAGAGCAAACAGACCGCATTATGGATCTAGAAGACGCTCTAGAAGAATTAAAAGCAGAATTTGAACAACTAATGGCCGGTGAAGAAGGCGAACCAGAAATGGGTGCTGACGATATGGGCATGGATGCAGAGCCAGCAATGGACGCAGAACCAGCAATGGGCGACGAACCAGACGAGCTACAAAAGTTCATGGAATATGTTGACAAAGTAGCTTTACCAAAACACGGTGACAACGGTGCTAACACTCGTTCAGCTGTAGCTGGTAAAAACGACATGGGTGGTACTACTGCTAACATCGCTAAGTCATTCTCAACAGAGAAAGGCGGAACACAAGGCGGTTTGGCAGCTCCAAATCCAAAAGTTGACGATGCAGGTAATATCAACAAGCCAGGTGGCAACGCAGGCAAGACAGCTTTCAAGAAGAAAGAACCTGGCCACGGTGCTGAAAAGAAAGGTGCAGGCGAAAGTGCTGATACTAAATCATCACTAATCGGCTCACGTAAGTAATTAGACGAGACTATTAAAAATATGTCTTTATACCTCCGAGAGAATCTCAGTTTCAACGAAGCAAAAATGGTCGTTGAATCTGATGACAAAGATGGGAAAAACTTATACATGTCCGGGATTTGTATCCAGGGCGGTATTCGCAACGCTAACCAGCGTGTTTACCCTGTTAATGAGATTGGCAAGGCTGTCAAAACCCTAAACGATCAGATTCAAAACGGCTATTCAGTTCTCGGAGAAGTGGATCATCCAGATGATCTAAAAATTAACCTGGACCGTGTATCACACATGATTACAAATATGTGGATGGACGGTCCAAATGGTTACGGGAAGTTGAAAATACTTCCTACCCCTATGGGACAACTAATTAAAACAATGCTGGAAAGCGGAGTTAAATTAGGAGTTAGTTCGCGCGGATCCGGAAACGTCAAAGATGACGGATCCGGTGAAGTATCAGATTTTGAGATTATCACAGTAGATATGGTAGCTCAACCTAGTGCTCCTGGAGCATATCCTACACCAATTTATGAACACCTGATGAATAGTCGTGGTGGTTTTAATGCCTTACGCATAGCGCAAGAGGTGAAAGGTGATCCTAAAGCACAACAATATCTCAAAGAGAGCCTATTAGCAATAATTGGCAAACTCCAATAAAAGGAGAATCACATGTTGGATGCACTAAAACAATTATTTGAAAACAATGTGATTTCTGAAGAGATCAAGGCATCAATTGAAGCCGCTTGGGACGCTCGTATCAACGAGAATAAAGAACAAGTAGCGCAACAATTACGCGAAGAGTTTGCTCAGAAATATGAGCACGACAAGCAAACAATGGTAGAAGCTGTTGATCGTATGATTACAGACCATCTAACACAAGAGCTTGTTGAATTTGCCGATGACCGTAAGCAATTATCCGAAATGAAAGTCAAGTACGCACAAAAAATGAAAGCAGACACTGCTGTTATGAAGGAATTCGTAACACGCCAGTTGGCTTCTGAAGTTGCTGAGCTACATGAAGATCAAGTCGTTATGGCTAACAAATTTGGTAAATTAGAACAATTCGTTGTAGAAGCTTTGGCTGAAGAAATCGCAGAGTTTTACAAAGATAAACAGGACCTAGCAGAAACGAAAGTTCGCTTAGTTCGTGAAGGACGTGAACAACTCGGAAAGGTAAAACAACAATTTGTTACCCGTGCCGCTAAGATGGTTGAAGGTGTTGTAACACAAGGTTTAAAAACTGAAATTACATCACTGAAAGAAGACATCGAAGCAGCTCGTCGTGCAGATTTTGGTCGCAAGTTATTTGAAGCTTTTGCTCAAGAATATCAAGCAAGTTATCTAAACGAGAAGTCAGAAACTGCAAAATTACTCAAAGTCATAGACATGAAGACTGTCGCTGTTCAAGAAGCCTCTAAGGTTATTGAGCAAGCTCAGACTATCGTAGAAAGTAAAGAAGCAGAAATTGCAGCTTTGAAAGAAGCGCAAACACGCAAAGAAATCATGAGTGAGTTACTTGCTCCATTAAATTCGGAACAACGTGATATCATGGGTGAGTTAATGGAGAGTGTGAAAACTTCAAAACTAAATGAAAGTTTTGAAAAGTATCTACCAGCTGTAATAGCTGGGAAAGCTCCGCAGAAGAAACAGGCACTTGTAGAGGCTAAAGAAATTACAGGAAACAAAGTTTCCAACAGCAATCGTAGCAGCGAGAACGACAATAACATTATTGACATTCGTCGCCTTGCTGGACTAAAAATTTAAGGAGAAATTTAAATGTCAGAACTACTAAATGGCCGTTGGGCAGAGACTAAGGAAGCTCTTTTAGAAGGCCTATCAGGCACTAAAAAGTCAGTAATGGGCGTGACTCTAGAAAATACTAAAAAGTATCTTCAAGAATCAGCTACAGCTGGTGCCACTTCTGCCGGCAACGTCGCAACACTAAATCGCGTGATCCTTCCAGTGATCCGTCGCGTTATGCCAACCGTTATTGCTAACGAGTTAGTTGGTGTACAACCAATGACTGGACCAGTTGGTCAAATCCACACATTGCGTGTTCGTTATTCAGACACATCAAACAATGCTGGTGTAACTGCTGGTGAAGAGGCATTAAGCCCATTCAAGATTGCTGAAGGCTATTCAGCTGATTCTACAGGTCGTGCTGTTTCTACAGCTAGCCTAGAAGGTCAAGCTGGTAAGCGTATGAGCATTCAAATCTTGAAACAAACAGTTGAAGCTAAAACTCGTAAATTGTCTGCTCGTTGGACATTCGAGGCTGCTCAAGATGCACAAGCCCAACAAGGTATTGACATCGAAGCAGAAGTTATGGCTGCTTTGGCTCAAGAAATTACAGCTGAAATCGACCAAGAAATCCTAGCTTCATTGCTAAGTCTTGCAGGTTCAGCAGTTGAGTCGTTTGACCAAAACGCTGTTTCAGGTACAGCTACATTCGTTGGTGATGAACACGCTGCTTTAGCTGTTCAAATCAATCGTGTAAGCAACTTGATTGCTCAGCGTACACGTCGTGGTGCTGGTAACTGGGCCGTTGTAAGCCCATACGCTTTAACAGTTTTACAAAGCGCAACAACATCAGCATTTGCACGTACAACTGAAGGTACTTTCGAAGCTCCAACAAACACTAAGTTAGTTGGTACATTGAACAGTGCAATGAAAGTTTATGTTAACACATACGCAACTGATTCTACTGATATTCTTATCGGTTACAAAGGATCAAGCGAGTCTGATGCAGCAGCATTCTATTGCCCATACATTCCATTGATGAGCAGTGGTGTTGTATTAGATCCATCAACATTTGAACCAGTCGTATCATTCATGACACGTTATGGTTATGTTGAGTTGACAAACACAGCTTCTTCTCTAGGTAATGCAGCTGACTATCTAGGTCGTATTAGCTTGTCAAACGTTTCTTTCAAGTAATCAGTTACTTAATAGCAAACAAACTAAAGGACTCTTCGGAGTCCTTTTTTTATCTCAGCTAAATACATAGTAATGATTCACATAGGGTGAATTTTATGCGGATATCCAACCGCGTACAGCCTAGAACGCTGTTATTTCTTAAGGAGAAAATAAAATGGGACGTCCTTTAAATAAAAAATATTTTGCTAACACAAACTATCAAGATTTTGGTACAGCAGGAGTTGGCGGTGAAAGCGTAGCCAGCGTAACAGCACCAGCAGGTACACTAGCAGATTTAGAAACTGGTACATTTACAATTCCAGAAGGTAGTATTAGTGCTCCGCAGATTACAGGTGGTGCTAAACCAGTATTAGCAGTAGTCGTAACAGGAGCAACAACTTATACAGTAACCGTAGTATCAGCAGGTTCTGGTTATACATCAGCACCAACAATTACTTTTAACGGTTCAATCACGGGCGGAACAGCTTCGGGTAGTGCTACTCCCGTGGCAACATTGACGTCGGGTGCTGCAGCTCGTCAAAACGGTATCAAAGCAGAAACACAATACGGCTCAGGTGACAGTGAAATTACAACAGGTGATATTGTTAAACAAATTAGCGCAAAACGTTTTAAAGTACAAACTTCACAAGGTACTGGCACATTTAAACTAGTAACTACTGAAGCTAAAGCAGCAGGCGAAATGAGTATCATGGCTACAGACAGTGCCGGCGGCACATATCTAGTTGCTAAATTAACATCACGTAAAGCAGTATTAGTTCCAACAGTTAACGCTCACGGCGGCACAAGTTCAGCAGGATCACAATTTGCTAGCGGCGCAACAGCTAAGTGGACTTTTGGTTCAGCTGTAGTAGACGATACAGTAACTATTAGTAATCAGTAATTAATCTATCCTAGTTAAGGATTATACATGTCAAAGATATTAAGAGTTAGCGAAAGCGACTATAGAGTTAAAGTTAAGGATACTGGAACAATTACCCTTGACACAGGTGTGGAACAAGGCACCGTAGTTATTACTGGCGATTTATTAGTTAAAGGTAATACCACTACAGTCGATACAGCTAACCTTACTATCGAAGACAACATAATTTTATTAAACAAAGGTGAATCTGGGTCCGGTGTTACAGAAGGAACATCGGGGCTTGAAATTGACAGAGGATCACTGTTAAATGCTCAATTTTTATGGGTAGAAGCTGATGAAAAATTTAGAATTCAGTTAGATGACACTTCTTTATCTGGAATTATTGTTGGATCTGTTGCAACCGATCCAACGACTAATCTTGAATTTGATATGCAATCAGGTTCGGGAACTTTGCGTATTACTAACTCTACAGGTTACGAAAGCCGTGTGTTAGATGACGATGATGTTCCAAATAAAAAATATATAAACGATTATGTATTTGCAACCGGCGGTTCTGCTGTTGTTAGTTTATTCAAATATCCAGTAGGCGTACCATATTCTGCTTCTGATACATTAGGCGAAGCATTAGCATCCAGTATCAAATTTTGGGTACGTAGTGGTGGCAGTTTAAATCAACGAGCACAAATTACAGCTCAAGGTTTAGATGTTGATAATGTTAATATTTTAGACAACACAATTTTAAATTCTTCAGTAGGTAACAATTTAGTACTTACTGCAAACAACACACATGTTGAAATTGACGGAATTTTAAACTTAGATGACATGACAGCACCAACAGCAACTGGCGGCACATCCAGAATATATTCTACCTCTAATACAGCCGCAACAGATTTTGAATTATATAACAGTGGAGTTTTTGTTGCTAATAGCAGAATTCAAGACGAACTCGTAGTTAAAAATAGAGCATTACTATTAAGTATGCTTTTTTAAGGAAACAATATGGCAATTTATAATACAGCAATTACAGCAACATCAGAAGGCAGTGCTCAAACACTAGCTTCTGGTTCCGGTGCTCGCGCAATAACTACGGTGATTGTTTGCAACACTGGCGTAACTGATAGAACTGTTACATTATATGCTGTGCCAAATCCAGGAACAACAGCAAGTACAGGAAATATGATTGTAAATGCGTTAACAGTGCCAGCAGGCGATACTGTAAGTTTTGATCAAGAAAAAATGGTATTAGCGACCGGCGATCAATTAAAAGCAATTTGTTCAGGTACTGGTTTAACAGCAACAGTAAGTACGTTGGTAGTTTAATATGAGATTTTTGAAAACACTTACTTTAAATCGTAGAGCAATTTACGATAGTCGTGTGGCACTAAACACAGATAATACTTTTACGGTAGCTGATAGTACAGCCATGGTATTACCAAAAAGCGAAAATTCGCTAACTGCTGTGCAAACCCTAGGTATGATTCGTTATAACACAGATACTGATGATGTTGAAGTGTATCAAGGCACAGGTGGATCCGCTACATGGAGAGCGTTACGTTTTAGAGAACCAAACGGTGTTACTGTACAAAGTGCAGGGTCGGGAAACGGAACTAATACAGTATTTCCATTAAGCCCTCAACCAGCAACATACGGAGCAAACGGTGTAACATGGGATGTTACACAAATGGCCAAGAACATTTTAGTTATGGTTGGAAACGTTTTACAAATAGCCAACAGTAATTATGTTGTACTTGACGGTGCTAATATTGTTGACGCAGGCACAGCAACTCCGGGTTATCCATATACATCAGGTACAAAATATTTGCAATTCCAAGGAGCAATTCCAGGTGCAATTATTACAGGCGAACCAGTTACAGTAATTCATGGTTTAGACCAGTAAGGAAACAAAATGGGCATCGAGCTAGGCAGAATTAGTGGCCCGTTACTCGCAAGTAATCTTGTTCGTAAAGGAACTCTAGCTGGCGAAGAAAACTTAGCATTTCATAATATCAGTGACACTGATAACATTTTGTTTATCGATGTTGTCAACAGTCGTATTGGTATTAAGACTGGAGCACCAGCAGCTGGCTACGCACTTCATATTAACGGCAATACTCGAAGCCTTGACCTTGAAGTTCCAACACAATTTGAAACTCCTAATTATGTAATAAGCACAAACAGGATTCAAAATCTTGTAGATAAAATTTATCTACAACCTGATCAGACAACTGATCCAAAAATCACAGCACCTAAAATTGGCACACTAAATCTTAGAATTAGTGATCTGTTGATTGAAAATATCACTAACAACAGTGATATTACCTTAGAAGCAAACACAGGACAAGTAGTTTTCAATACGTCTGAAGTATATGTTGACGGTGCCCTACACGCTACCGGGGACATTACATTCGACGGCGACGTAACATTTGGAACAGACGATACTGATAATGTAACATTTAGTGCTGATGTTGCTAGTAGCATAATTCCAGACGACAATATTACTTGGGATTTAGGTAGCAATTCAAAACGTTGGGCAACTGCATACATTACCAACTCATATGTTGATAATATTACTATAGCCGGATTAAATGTTGCTACACTAGAAGCCAATGGAACTACCCAAGTTGACGGAAACGCCTTTTTAGGCAGTGACTCTAGTGATGTTATAACCTTTACATCAACAATAGATAGTAGTTTAATTCCAACTAACGGAACTTACACCTTAGGTAATAATACAACTCCTAAAATTTGGAAAACAGTATTTCTAACTGGATTAGTTGTAGATGGTAAGATTGATATTCGTAGTAATACTGTTACTACTCTTACAACCGATGAAGCATTAGAATTAATTGCCAACGGCACCGGTAAAATTTATGTACAATATACAGATGTAGGTATTACACTGGACTTAAATGTTGACGGTTATTCAACACTGGACAACGTTGGAATTACTGGATTATTAAATTTACCAGGAGATTATACTTGGACACAAACAGGAGATAGCGATAGAACTGGTAATACAAATATTACAGGAACGCTAACTCTTAAGTCTCCAAACGTTACACAGTTTCAAGATATTAGTGTTACAAATAACATTATCACAACTACAGTTACGGACAATGACTTACGATTAGTGCCTGACGGAACTGGAAAGGTTCATGTTGTAACAACTAACGTACAAATAACAAATGATTTAGATGTTGGATTATACGGATATTTTGGATCACTAACTGTGGGAACTGGTATTACAGTTCCAGAATTTACAGTTGGCGACATTCATATTAGTAATAATGATATTACAACTATCTCTGCTGATAGAGATTTAGAATTAAGTGCTAACGGTACTGGCAAAGTATATGCGCCTACTAATGATGTAGGTATTACAAATGATTTAACTGTAACAGGCGATACAACAGTTAACGGCAATACAACAGTTAATGGTGTTGAAATAGGTGTCGCAGGCACGCCAAAAACACTAACACAAACTGGCAATATTATTCAAACTGGTAGTATTGACGTAACCGGCAATTTTCAAAGCGATAATATCGACGTACTAACTCCAAGTTATGTTATACTTCCTGAAATAACACTACAAGGATCCGCCATAACAGTAACATCGTTAAATTCAGATTTAAACTTTACAGCTAACGGAACTGGCGGAGTTGTTTTTGACAGACAACTAAAGATTACCAACAATGTTATTCAAAATATATTTGATATTAACGATGTTTCTTTGTCATTTAACAATCTGTATCTTACAGAAGACGGACAACTTTTACTTACAGAAGACGGCGACAACTATTTGTTAGATATAGATAACTTAAGAGATTTGTCGCTAATCTTTGAACCTCGGGGCACAGGCAACGCTATTATAGATTCTACAAAAGCTATAGCAATTGCCTACGGAAATAATGTTGATAGAGATTTATACGCTATAGGTGAAATTCGACAAAATAGCACTACTAAACTATACGAAGGTTGGACTCCTAACGGACTAGTTAGCTTTAATAACATTTACGACAGCGATAGAAATACCTACATAACACCAGAATTAACTCCAGGAGCAAATGATAACACCATTCGTTTTGGAGTAGCTGGTACAGTTAAAGGGTCTATCGATGCTACTAAACTATTTAATAATACGTTTCAAATAGATAACGTTACTATTTCTAGTAATACAATCAGCAACTCAAATAATGCATTAGATTTATCTATAGTAACAACAGGCACAGGCGCAGTTTCAACCAACAATCTTCTTTTTAAAGATAACACTATAACTAATACTTTAGACAGCGCATTAATCTTTGAAACTTTAGGGTCTGGATACGTTAAATTTGGCGGTACCGGCGCAGTAGTTATTCCATACGGTGACGATTCGCAACGCCGTGCAGTTCCAGACTTAGGCGAAACTCGTTACAGCACAGAACAACAGTACATAGAAATCTTTGATGGTGCTGCTTGGATTCCTGCAAGCGGTGCGAGTTCTGCAGCTACCCAAGAAGAGATTCAAGCAGAGACTAATCTCTGGGCCTTGATTCTTGGTTAAAAACCCAAACAGCTAAATACTATTACTGCAAAGACTGACCAAGTTTTTGCGATATTAACCTGTGGTAAACCCGCATAGAGCGTAAGCTGAAAAAGTGGTTAACGGTGAAACACCGGGTAGAGGAGAGCTATGGCTGTTGGTCGTATTACCGGTCCGCTCTTGAAAGCAAATCTGCTCCGTGACGGGGTTGATCTGGCTTTTGAGACCGACTTACTTTATTTAGATGTTATTAACGGCAAAGTCGGCGTAAAGACAATACCGGATATTGGCTACGACCTGGATGTCAACGGTAAAACTCGCTCTACAAATTTAGTTGTTACTAATCAAGCAGATTTAGCAACTTTTACAATTTCTAGCAATACAATTTCCAGCACAAACAGCACCATTAACTTAGAGCCAGCTGGCGTCAACGCCGTAGTATATCAAGGTAAAATTGTTACTGGCGATTTACAAATTTCAACTAACGTAATTGAAGTTACCGCGTCATCTACTGATTTAGAAATCAACACACTAGGCACTGGCAAAGTTAATGTTAATAGCGATATGCAAATTAACGGAGATTTGCACGTTACCGGAACAATTACTGCTGACGGCGACATTGGCGGACAAATTACACTAGGCGACACTAATACCGATAACATTGTTTTCAATGCTGAAATCAATAGTCATGTAATACCAGATATTGATAGCACTTACGATTTAGGTAGTGATCCAACATTGCTACCTACTCCAGGAAAAGCATGGAGAACTTTATATGCAGATACGGTAGTAAGTACTACATTAGAATTACAAGATTTAACAGTTAACGGTGATTTTGGTGTAACTGGATCGTCAACATTTAACGGCGATGTTACATTTGGTGATGCTACAACTGATACTGTTACAATCAGCAGCACTGTTTCTAGCAACATAATCCCAACAACAACAGACTTTTATGATATTGGTTCAGATACTAATCGTTGGGCAGATGGTTTCTTTAGTCGCATTGAGATTGATAAGTTAGTTATTGATAACAATACTATCAGCACTACTAACGGCAACGATAACTTAGTACTTACAGCTAACGGTACTGGAATTATCTCAATTCCAAGCAACGATGTACAAATTGACCAAGCATTAACAGTTGGCGGACAAACTACTTTAAACGGTACAGAGATTGCTGGCGACATTACACATACTGGTAATGTTACACAAACTGG